TGTCATTGTCTGCAGTTCCAGGACGCAGATTAGTAGCCATTAGGCGTTCTGCTACAAACTGAAGTGCAGGTGGAATGATCATCTTGCGTCCTTGCAGAGCAATTTTCAAACCACGCTCGTCAATAAAAGCTGCGATATCAATGAGTGACTGCTCTAAAGAAGTCTCATTGAGGTCAGCTGAAGTTGACAGTTCGTTTCTGAAATTACCACCGCCTACAGTTGGGTGGTCAGTAGCACAAAGCTCTTTTCCATCTCCAAATGTAAACGTGCTGTCGAACGCATTGTTAAGTATAGCCGCAGCTTTCACTTGCTTTGTGTTTGCCATACTACGAGCTAATGCACGAGTGTAACGACTGCTGAGTTTGTCGTAAAGGTTGTCCTCTACAGCTTCCTCAGTTATCGAAAACGCTAGTGAAATAGTTTCGTGAGTATAACGAGCAGTGTAAGCCTCGTTTGCAGTATCATAGGTTACTGCTGCACCTTCTCCTTTAACAGGAGCTTGACCAAACCCAGAAAGCATTACTTCCTCTTCAAAAGCACGATCCGAAGATTCACTTTCGAAAATTTCAGCATGTTCGTTGTCATACTTGTCGTATTCCAAACCAAACAAAGCATTAAGTCCTGGTTCAAGCTCTTTAAGGAGTTGACCTCTTGTAATAGGCATGTTTTATTCCTCCTTAAATACCTGCTACGGTACCATTCTGGCTGTAAGCGTAGAAATGGTTTACCAATTTAACGATTGCTAACCTACCTGCGGCTGTCGCATCAGAGTTAGAAGGACTATCTTCATAACCCATAATACGCAAATTCAGCGTGTTAGTAGTTGCAACAGTAGAAACGGCTAGTTCTGCACTGGATATACCAGTGGTATCATCACCAGACGTAGCTGTTGCAAAGTTAGCGTTTGCATGGACAGCAGCTTGTGTAGCAGCAGCGTCACAGTTGATCAAAAATAATTGATCAGGGTGACACGCTACAAAACATTTAGCCTCTGTGCTCGACTTAACCGAACTCGTTCCTGGCCATTTATTTGTAAACGTAACGTTTCCGTTAGTATCAGTGTATTCACACCCAATAAACGCTCCAAGAAGTGGGACTGTACCACCTGCGGCAGCACCGACTATGTCAACTAATCCATTAGCTAAAGGTATCACAGGAGTTCCTTGGTATATTGTACTGGAAGTTCCCGCAACACTAGAAGTTTGAATTAGAAAAGTCTCAATCCCGTTCGTGTTAGCCGATGAACCAAGCATCTTATATGGACGTAGTCCAAAAGCAGCATCTATATTTGCCATTTAGTTCACCTCAATTAAGGAAAAAACCTAATCAGGTTTTTTGCCACCAAAAGTTACACGACTTTGCCTTTCCTGATGGATAGGCATACTTGGGTGTTGTTCACGCATAAGATTCTGTTCTACAGCTGTGATCTGGTCTTGGGTAGTCCCTGCAAAATGGGCTTCCCTTTGGGCACGAGTTTCAACAGGAATCCTAGCTAACAACAATCCCCCTACACCAATGACACCTGCATGGTGTCCATCCTGAATGGTAGGGGCTTCAAAATCAGGATATTCATCGGCACGAACGAGTTCAAATCCTTCGCGTAATCTTGCAGAAAGGTTTTTGCGATCGTCATAATTCATGACTGTTTCACGAATCCAACGATGTACAAATCCTTCAGGAGCGGGGGGTGCGTCTAAAGTAGACGGTGGTTTCCAAGGCTGTGGCCTTTGCTTTTTAGCTCTGGTTTCAGCGGTGCGTGGGCTTTTATCTGTCATGATGTCCTCACGTTTGATTGTTTTGTTGTATTTTATACACTTCTTTCGCATATTGCTCGTTAGTAAGATCTAACTTTCTTGCAATAGCTTCTTCACTCTCAGTTAGCTTAATGCTTTTTTTACCTTTAGAGTTTGTTTTTACTCTAGTAGCGGGAGCAACCCCACTAGGTCTTTTTGATTGTGATTGTGGTTGGCTTTGTGCTTGAGCAGCCTTTATTCGATTAGGAAAATAAGCCTGTAGTCGATTATCTAACTCCACCCAATACTCTGGTGAATTGACCTGCCAACCTTCAGCAGCTAATCCATTGTGCAGACTAAAAGAAGCTAAAGTCATTACTTCATCTTCTCCAAACCAAGCATTTTCAGGTTTAGCTGCCCAAGCTCTCGCTTCAGGAGAAATAGGTTGTTGTTGCTGTGGAGCTATTTGTTGTTCTTGTTGTGGTGATTGTGGTTGTGGATGACCACCTAAACCTTGACCTTGTCTTTTTTCACGATCAGCTTTTGCATAAGCTAATCGCTCAGAATCTAAAGCGTGTTTCGCTAAATCTTTGTTGATTTGTATTTGAGCTTCAACGTCACCACTTTCAATTGCTTTTTGTAGAGCACCTTTTAAATTTTCTTCTTGAAATTTAATTCGGCTTTCCATTTCGTCTAAATAACTGCCATCAGTTTGCGTCTGATTTTGAGCCAGTTGCTCATTTTGATTTTTCATAGACTGAGCATACTGAAGTGCCGCTTGTTCACGACGTTCAGCTTCTTTTGCTTTATAAGTCAGTTTGTCAATTCGTTTTTTAACTTTTTCGCTGTATTGTTCAGCCTCTTCGTTAATTTCGTTTTCAGGTTGCTCAACAATTTGTTGTTCCTCAAATTGTTCAACATCTTGAGTTTCAACTGTTTCCGCAGCTTCTGGGGTTTCTGGCTCTACCACAACCTCGGTAGTTTCTTCTGTGTTAAAAAGTTCTTGTTGATTAGCAGACATAATTAGTACCTTTAAACGTGTAAAATATCTTCAGGGGATGCAATAGTGCCAATGATTTCATCATCATTGAGTATACGTACTTCTCCACCTTCTATTTTGAAACGGCTTCCTGCATAACGACCGAATATCACCCAATCACCTTCCTTACACCAAGCCATTCCGTATTTTCCATAATCTGAATAGGCTTGTTTTCCTACTCTTAATACATACCCACAAACTGTGGCTAACGCCTCACGTTCGCGAGCTTGGTCAGGAAGATGTATGCCACCCTCAGAAACTTTTTGGCCTTGATAGGGTAAAATCAATAACCGCCAACCTGTAGGTTGAGGTAATCTATCAATAGCTGATTTAGGTAGTTTAGAGGGATCAAGATACCTTTCGTCTTGTTTTACGTAAGCATCTTTTATTTGAGGTTCATTTAATTCGTCAGCAATATGTTCTGGTACTAACAACGAAGGTTTACTCATGTTCTGTCACCTTATTTAGCAGGTCTTTTAGATCCTGTTCAGTTAATGCAAGTTCTGAAAGTTTTGCTCTCAGCTCCTTGAACGCAGTAAAGTCGCTAACTGATCCAAAACAAAGGTTTTCGATGATAGCTTCTTTCCGTTTTTTGACATTCTTCAACATTTTTTCGTAAATGTAAAGTTCAGACAATTTTTATTTTCCTTTTACCAGTTTTTACAGCTCCAATAACGAGCCGTTAACTTGCTAGGTGGTCTACTGTCACAACCATGCCTAGCCCTAAAATTTTTTCGTGGTCCTTTTTGATTTTTTCTGATTTTCATATTAGGATCACCAAAACGAATTAATCTAACTGTACTACCTTGTTTGGCTAATACAGCAAATTTTTTATTCTTATTTGGTGTACGTTTTGGTTTATTGTAACCACTAAAACGTTCGCCTCTGTAAGTAATACTCATTTTTTAATACCTTTAATTCCACGTATTCCAAATGAAGCTGCGATACTAGCATACATCGCATAAGTAAACCAATCGGGAGCTGTTTCTAGTGCTTGAAACCCTTCGGCTATGTAAGGTCTACACCAAGGAATAAATGATGCTGCGATAATAGCTATAAACAATAACGTCCATGCTTCATCTTTCCAGCTATCTTGGCTGGCTTCAGCCATGATTTTTTCCCAACCTGCCTCGTGTGTAGCAGCCACTTTCATGACTTCTGCTTCAGCCTCTGCCCTAGCGACTTTCGCTTTAGCCACTGCTTTTGTTTTTTCTACACGACCTTCTACAAAAGTATTAGCTAGGTTAGCTATCGGTCCAAGAAAATTTAACATTGGTTTATCCTTTTAATCCTTTTCTTCTTTGTCTAGACCTTACAGCCAATTTTGATTTTG